GCAATTGATATGCTTGTCTTAACAGACAAGAAGCAAATCTTTCATGCTACAACCTTACGGAATTGGTTAGAAATACACGAACCATTCTTTGCTATTGGTAGTGGTATGAACTTTGCCCTTGCAGCTATGGCTGCGGGTAGTAGTCCATATGAGGCAGTTAAAATTGCTTCTAAATATGACCCGTGGACAGGAATGGGATTTAATAAACTAGAAATGTAGAGACGAAAAAATAGGACCCTAATCGGTCCTATTTTTTTAGCTATTGTACATAGCCAGTTCTTTTATTCGCCTGTTTATCAGGCCCTGTATAACCTTACCATTGTCATATTTCCACAGGAGAAGCTGCTTACCGGCTTCGATATATTGTTTTAGGTTGAGCAGGCGCAGAAGTGTGCTGCGCCTGAATTGATCTTCCCCCACGTTATATACAAATGAAACTAAGGCATCAAACATACCTTGTTTCAACGGCACCTTAACTAGCTTATTAACAGCAGTTTGTGCCCAGGCAATGTCATCAGAGAGCCACTGTGCAGCCTCTGCCTCCGTACACGTCAGCCCTGCTTCAACGGGCTTGCCTTTGACACGGGTAGTTCCATACCCAATTGTCCACACCCCACCAGTATCCAGATAGCTTTCTGATCGAAAGCCCTCCAGTTCCTTTAACAGAGTTAATCCGTTATACGATATTTGCATTATTGAGTCATTCCTTCATATTTACGAATAGAACCAATGTTGTTCTTCGGAGTACCAGCCTGACGCTCACGCTCACTCTTCATAGATTCTTCCAGCCACTTCTTAATGGCAGGATCATTGAACAGCGTGTCAGGATTACCATCTAGTTCCATATACTTCTTGTAGTGGAAGTCCACACCAGCATCATCACCACGAGCAATGGCAGCTTTAAATCTTTCCGCAGTTTCAGATAGTTTCTTTGTTTGCTTAGCTGTGCGTTGTGTACGGTTATACACATCTTCTCTATTTAACCGTTCTCTGAGAGGACGTAAGCCAACAACCTTACGAACAAACTGTTCATTAGGCGAACGAGGCTCTTCAAACACACGCTGTCCTTTAGGGTTGGTTAAGAACCCTTCGCTATCAGTTAGCATCTTCTGCTCTGAAATACCTTTCATACCAGCAGGAGTCATTGCATGAATCAAAGCAATTTGAGAGGTTTCATCTTGGTTCTTAAATAGTTCATAAGCCTTAGTACCAATGTCTACCAGCACGCCTAGCTGTGGGCTAGTTGCCTCTAACACTGTATCAGGAGCTAATGAAGCCATAGACAGCCGTGCCTGTAAGTCCCAACCACTTAAGACAGAAGCATAGCCATGCCACACCCCTTGCTTGTGTGTTTCAGGATTAGACATAGCTTCCATAAAGCTTCCGTCAGGCAGCTTCTTAACCTCAGAGCCAAACACCTGTTCCTTAATGGTGTTACCTGTAGCAGCTTGCACCAGTTGATCCATCTCTTGATAGCCAGCAATTCCTGACACACCATACAGCGTAGCAGCTAACACACTAGCAGCAATGGCGGGAGCCATATCGCCCTGTGTGATAGCGCCCTTACCTCTGTTCCACATACCTGTTGCAAGGTTATGCTTATAGGTTGTCAGAGCACCCATGAAGTTGCCCGTGTGTCCAAACGTGGCGTATAACATTGGCCGCTCATTAGGGTGGTAGTTGACCATTGCACTCTCTGTAGCATATTGTGCAGCACGCTGTGCTGTAGCTTGGTCAAAGCCTGCATTATGGAACATATCAAAATAGGTTAGGAACACTGCCGGACGAGTTAGACGTTCAGACAATTGAGCAGGGATGTGTATAGCATTATTAATGCCTTTCTCTACCTTGCTCTGTGTAACCTCTCGACTAAGCTCACTCTCTGAGAATACCGTCATACCAATGTCTTGTGCATACTTGTATGCTACAACAAGATGTTGTGGTAGTTTAGACAACATAGCAGGATTATCCAAAGACAGAGCAGCATCAATTAGAGGACTAGCTGCTGTTACCTTTGCGACAGAACTAGCAAAGCCTGTTTCTGTAATCTTATTAACACCAACAGCTTCTGGAATACCAGATGCGGCAGGTTGTACCATTTGTGTGATGAAGAAGGCAGGGTTCCACAGCCCCATCATGTATGCACTAGCAGCGCCGTGGATACGGTGAATGTTTTGTGAGACATTCTGTGGACTAGACCCCAACGACTTCATTGTAGTGTTCCACACTTGATTTAGGAATACACCATGAGCACCCACATTCTGCCCTGTTACATGAGACACATGCCGTTCCAGATACTTCATAGTATTCGGACGAGAGTCAGCAATAGCTGGATCGTGCATAATCTTATTAACTTGGTACAGAGGTTCCATATAGTTGTAACGCTCTGCACCTTCGGCCATGTAATTAGTAATGCCCTCTAGGAATTGCTTAGCATTCTCTTCACGAGTAAGCCAGGGTCGATCACCAAGCGAGCCAACTACACCAGTCTTCTTCTTGGCGTGTACATCAAACTCATTAATCTTGTTAATTTTATTAGCAGCATAGTCATCAGCCATTGCTTTAATAGCAGCGAAGTCCTTATCACCTTCTGCAATGGCATTAACCAAGTCATTGAAGCCATCAAATACACGATTGCTTTTATGTACACCACCAGTGAGCATACGATCTTTTAGCTTAACCACAGTGGCAAACTTATCACCTTGCGTGGTGTAGTGTTCCAGAGCAGCAGCATGTTGTGCCTTGGTGTCACCTTGTGCCACACCCGTGATTAAAAACTTCTGCTTACCATCCGAGCCTGTAACCATGTGCCCTACAAGGCTTGTATAGGCCCCGGAGAACATCGAAGGTACGTAAGCTACCCGCTTACCTAAACCTTTCTGTCCCATCGCTGTAAGCCCTTCTGAGGCCATTGCGTGCATAGCATCCATTGTCTCGCCAATACGCGTAACATATGCTATTTGTTTCTCAGTAAACCCCCAGATTTGTAGTTGTTCAGGAGTAAGTGCAATTTGCATCTTACTAGCAGCCTGTAGAGCTTCCGAAACAGTCATCCATTCATTCTTATCCAGATTACGATAAAGGGTGTTAAGGCCGTTTTTACCAGTAACATACTCTGTTTCAAAACGCGCAGTGTTGTTACGAGCAGAAGTAAGCTTAGTACGAACAAACTTAAAAATAGGGTGTCCAGGAAAATTACGAACCATTCCCTCTACACCTGCAATTGTATAGTCTCGCACAGGGTTGTTATTAATGTCTTTTGTACCACTAGCCTCTAGCTTAACCTTTAGTTCCTCTACAGTTTTAATGTCACCATATACAGAATCTTGTAGACGTGCATATTTCTCAGCAGAAGCAAGCTGATTTTTAGCTTTGATGGTGGTAGAGCTAATTGGATTGTCAACAGAATCGGGCATATCAATGCCCTTTCCAGTCATAGGTAGTTTACCAGAAGTAGACCCACCAACAATACGCTTACCAGTAAAGATGTCTGCTACAGCGTTGTATACATCACCAATGTTTAATTGGCCCCCTTGCTTATTACCAGGAGAACGGATAACAGAAGAAGGCTTGTTATCAAACAAGCTCTTCATGTTGTTATCATCATAAGTCACAAAGCTGTCTTCATTCTTTAATGTAGAAGCCAGGTTACGAGCACGTTGCGGCGTTGGCATAGTGCCTGAGCTGCCCATTAGTTTACGTTGCGGGGTTTCATATGTATTTGGGTAATAAAACCCATTAACACCAAACTCATTCTTTAACATATTAGAGAATATTAAATTCTCTTCGACAGGACTTAAATCTTTATTTTTAATATTATCTAAATAGTTTGACATAAAGGTGTCAATATCATAAAAACCATGTCCCGTAGCTTTAGCAAAGTCTAATTTAAACTGACGACTTTCAGCAAGTTTAGTTGGCTCCCAACTACCATAGTCTCCTGTTAGCTTTGGATAGTTGCCCTTTTTAATAACAACAGGATACATAGCACTACCAGCACCAGTATCATGTGCAGCAAACTCTAGATTACCTACCCGATAGCCAACCTTATCATCTTTACTTCTCTCAGCAGCTTTTAATGTGGCAGCTCCTCCATAGCCTGCATGTAAACCTTCCCAAGACTTACCACGGGGTTGGTCATTGAATGCATTAGTAGTTCCATGTAAAAGAACACGAGGAGTGCCATCTTTATTAGATTCATATTGTGAAGCAGGAAAAGCAGCACGCACCCAAGGCTGATCTGTAAGATTGGACAAGAAACGGTTAATTCCACGGAAGCCACTTTTAAATATTTCAGCATCAAGGCCGCCACGTTGCCCACGTAATTGAGACATTGCTTGATCACGAGCAGCACCAGCAGGCATACTGTCTAGGGCCTGTGTTAATGGTACACCACCATCACCCGTGGGTGTATCCAGCTCATCCCCCCACAGATTGCGCTGTAAGGGGTCTTGTAGGTTCTGTGCTTCCATAGAGAGGTCTGCCCTGATAGGCATACCATTTTCGTCTACACGACCATGCTCTAGTGTGCTACCATATTGAGGAGGAACATCACCATATGGATGATCATCAATAACATCCTGTTTAGCGTTTAAGAACTCATTGCTATTCTGCTGTTCAGCAGCAGCTAAAGCTTGCTCTTGCTGCCCTTGTTCAAACTTACGACGAGCTTCAAAAGCATCAATCTCTTCTTGAACAGCACGAACATTAGCATCCATGTTGTTAAAGTCATCAGCAGTGTTAAGTTTTTTGGCCTGATCTTTAACACGAATGTCCGCAGCAACAGGCGCCTCAAGGCGCAGATCAGGTGCTTGTACAATAGGAGCAACAGGTTCTGCTGTCTTCTTAAGGTCAGCAGCAAAGTCACGCACCGGCACCTTAGGGATTTTTGCTTTAGGCGGGCGCATATTAGGTGTATAGGGATTGGGGCCAAATGCCTGCATACCAATACCAATACCATGCGTAAGGTCTTGTCCAGCCTCATAACGAGGCTGATATGTAAGAGCCTCAGCAACCTTGTTATAAGTGTCTTCAGCACCCTTACCAAGAGCGCCAGCACCTAATCCAGCAGCCGTACCAGCTAGTTGACCAACCATACCAGTGCCTAAGGACAGGAGCGTCTCAGGTACAGCTAAGAACCTACCGACAGTTTTATCAGTCTGCTCTTTGTCCCACTCTTGCTTAGTAAGCTTCTTTTGGGGAGGAGTGCCAGGGATTTGGACACGGCTATTCTCCGCGTCAATTGCATCACTATATTTCTGGTATAAAGGAGACATGTCGCTAGGAGAAAAAGCAGGAGCCTTTTTGGACTTCTGCTCTTTTTCATACCTTAGACGAAACTCAAACTCTTCGTTTTCAGTCATTTATTTTCCTTGTTTAGCTGCCCACTCTTGGTAACGGCGTTCTTTCTCAGCATCATTATACGGCCCGCCTTGTGGAGGCCCACTACGACTATCTACAGTTGGCTGTGGGATGGGCTTAGATGGGAACCTGGGCTTACCACTAGCATCAAGAAGCTGTGTAGGATCAATAGCAGGGACAGCGGTAGGAGAAGTGCTAATCTTAAACTGCTCAAACCTACGCTGATACTCATTAGCTAGTTTATTTAGTTCGGTAGCACGAGCCATATCTTCTTCACTGGCTCCTGGTCCCGCTAAAGCATCTGCCTGTGTAAATAGTTTAGTTGCATATTCCCCTAAACTCTTTGGGTCTCTTGGAGCTTTAGACGCCGCATTGTTACGAGCTGATTTAGCAATGTTTGCAATACTAAGGGCACGATCAGTTTTCATCTGCTCACGTGCAGAAGCAGCATCATTCTTGCTTCCCTGTAGTTCTAGAGCTGCTGCATTTTTAGGCAACAGTTTTGAATAGCTTTCTAACATCTTAGGTAGATTCTCACCAAACTGTTGTGGAGTCCAGTTGTCCATAATTTCAGGAATGTATGCATTGCGTAGGATGGATTTCATAGCTCCATGTAAGGCTGGGGTTTGTGCCCCAGGACTTGTGGCAAATGAAGCAGCTTGCGTAAGCACAGCAGGAATTTGATCTGGTGTATAGTTACCAGCATCACGCTCTTTCCTAACCTGCCCTTGGCTTGTAGCCATCTCACCAGGGAACATAGCCCTATCTTTCATCAAACCAAACCTAGCTTGATCTGCTTTAATAGGATTCATCTCTGTAGCAAATTGATTCTGTAGAGTAGCTTGTTGATTAGCCAGCTCTTGTTGCTGTAGGCGTTGCTGGTCACTCTGACGTACATTCTCCAAAGAGCGCATCCCTTGCATAAACATCTCAGGGCGTAGGTTAAATACGTCGCTTAGAGCTTTCATCTCATCCATATTAACCTCCTACGTTTCCAAGTGTGTTTAGCCATTCAGGACGAATACCGCTGAGAGTGCCATTTGGATTACCTAGTGAATAGTTTGGTGCTGGCATAGGGTTAGACAGGGAAGGTAAGCTCATAGGTGCCTGTGGTTGTCCACCACCGCCAATACCACTGAAGCCTTTACCCCCGAACAGCTTACCCAAATTGAGCAAACTGTTAGCCATAGTCATTGTGCTACCACCAACCTGACTATTAAGGTTTGACAGCGTTGGAGCCATACGTGCATTAAGATCAGCCATCTTTGCCTGAAACTCCACCTCACGTGGGCCATATTGTGAACGTCGGCCAGAGGCAGCATCTTTACGCATTAGTGTCTGTCGCAGTTGTTGTGCGTATGGGCTGTTAGGCCCATAATTACCACTGAGCTGTCCTGCTAGATTTTTAGCACGCTTACGCTGATCATAGGCTTGATAGAGCCCCATTAAACCACCAGCCAAGTCTCCTAGAGGTACACGACCACCTGAGAAATTAGGAATACCATTTGAGAAGATGTCACCTAAGGTGCTTTGAATTGAGGCAGGTGGTGCCTCTGTATTGTTACTAGCAGAAGCCTTATATGCACGACCAACAGGAGTACCACTGAACGCTGTAGGATCAAGAGCAAAAGCCTGATCGTTTGCGGTCATTTGTGCTGTGCTCATATCGCCGCCACCAATGCCCTCTGCCATGTCAATGTTGCCCCCTAGAGAGCCCGGTAAATCATCCATGCTATCCCCACCTAGCCCAACCCCGTTTAAGCCGCCTATGAGGGCTCCTGATAGGGTTGCTGAGCCTGCATCACCACCCTGCATAGCAGCGCCTACACCACCACGTACACCCCCGTTAATTGCACCCCCAAGGATGGGGTTAGATACCCCCAAATAGGACGCAGGATTAAAAGAAGCTAGGCCAGTACCTGCCGCCCCTGTTAAGGCCCCTGTAGCCACGTCCTTGAACGTATTAGCACCACCGTAGAGAGCACTGTTAGCCCCAAGGAAGCCACCACCAAGCATAGTGGCACCTAGACCACTACCACCTAAGGCAGCACCTAATGTGGCAGGGTTGGCAAAGCCAGCCAGCGCCATAGAAGCCATACGAAAGACAGGATCATCATTCTCAAAAGACTGAATCTCTCCTTTTGGTTTATTTGTACTGTTGTCAAACAAACCACGATAGGTCATATTAGAATTGCTGTCGTTTGCTTCTCGAAGATTAAAGTTGTTATTGTACAACCAATCTTCCATACCACCTTGATTAAACATAGTGCCGTCGTTGTCTGAACCAACAGTTCCTGTTTGAGTGGAAAAGTCTTGACCATAAGGGCTAAAGTCAAACTGCCCTGGAGACCAAGAGGTTTGCATATTATCACTGGTGTTCATGCCAGCGTTAAAGTCCATTGGAGTGAAGTCTGAATAGTCCATATTTACTCCCAATATGCGTTAATGCCAACCATACCACGGAACAGCTCAGTGGCTGTTGCTGTGCCATATGGGACACGTAAGATGATGTGCATAAATGTTCCTGGCTCAACTACAATAGGGGCATCTAAGTTGACATCAACCCGATCTGCTTTAGCTCCTGCAAGCGCACCGACAACAAAAGAGCTAACACCAAGTGTAACTCGACGTGGGGCTCGTGTATTAGTACCTTCAGCAGTGGCTAGAGATACTGCCGTACTTCCTACACCTAAAGACCATTCCATTACAGTTGAAGTGGTGGCGACAGCTACAACAGCGTTGAACACTTCAAGCCATACACCGCGAATAACTAAGTTACGTCCTGTGATACCTGTAGTTGGGACAGGATTTAAATAACCAAACAGAGCATAGTCTGTTTCTGCACCCGCCATAGCAGCCAGAAGAAACCTACCACCTAGAGTAGAATAACTAGCTGCTGTGTTACTTAATGCGCCTGTTGCAGGTACAGTGGAGTTTACGTTGTTAGCTGTTTGTCCTTGAGTGTGTCCAGAAGCTCCTTGAATGGCAGACAGGCCCTGACCAGACATTGTACTAGACCACATACGCTGTGTGTCCATATCCCCCATAGTGACAGAGTAACCACCAAACTTAGCTTGCAGTATAGCACCAGCTACGCCTGTGTGATGTTGTCGAATTGAGAAAGGTACGCTAGCCGCATAGTGTGGCTGTGAAACACCTACACCACGCGTAATAGTTGCCATTAAGACATCATCAATCCAGAACTGAACTTCTGATTGTGTGGACACAACAACATACTTGTAGAATTGGTTAATTGCAGGAGTAAACGTAAAGGCACCACTCAGAGCTTCTGCGCCGTTACTATTCAGTACACCAAACAAACCGCCAGAGTTATATCTAAAATAGACACCATCCAGAGGAACAATAAGTCCTGTTGCCCCAGGCAAAAACCCACCAAAGTCTAAGTTTAAGTTGGTAGGCACAGTGTTAGACAGTGCCATTGTAGTTTCAAAGTATGTGGCACCAGCCCCTAGCAGAGGAAAATGGCGATAGGTTTGTAGTAGACATGCAGCACCTGTGGTTGTTACACCGCTGCCGTTAGTGTTTAGGGCACCTGCTGCCCAAGTCATTGTTAAGGTACTTGTAGTGTATTTGTGCTTTGTAGTGTTTTGTGCTACATAGTTAAACTGCTCAGTGTCCCACACAGAATCAGTCCCTACGCGCAGGCGATAGTCTGTAGACGTTTCAGGACTTAGCAGGAATGGTGTGCCCGTAACTGAGCCTGTGTCATTCTCACTGAATGAGCGTACAGCACCAACAAGACTAGGGGTTGTATTATCAGGAAGAGCTACACGTAAATTGTAACCAGCATCTACGTTTGCCTTACCAGCAGTGCTAGAGCCTGTGTCAATAACAGCCATTTATGTTCCAATCATATATTGTATTTTACGTTTACCAACAATGGGGCCAGGGGAAAATACCGCATAGCATGTTGCTGTACCTGTCCCTGGTAGTGCAGAAAACGAGCCACTGTCCCATAGCCAATCATCAGCAGTGCGGTCCATAGCAGCCTTACCACACGGTAATACTTGCATTGTGCTTGCTGCTGTTATCGTACCATCTGTTATGGTAAATTCTTTTGTATATACAGGGGTACTACCAAAATCTACATCAACCTCTGTCCATGAACCACCACCACCTCCAGCGGCATCAATAGTTAGAGTATTTGCAGGATCATTATATGTTAGTGTAATGTTTGTACCTGCCACCAGCAAACTACTAACTCTGTCGTCTACACTCTCATTAAAGCCAGTAACATCAGTGCTAGAGATATTCAGCAGAGTTTTAACTTGTGCTACTGACAAATCTATTGGATCAGCAGAAGCACCTGTGTTATTGCCTTTAATTGTATTGGCAGGCATATCCGCCTGCTTGGCGTTGGTAACAGTGTTGTTGTCAATAGTCCATACAGTACCAGCACCACTTACAGTAATATCTGTCTTATCCCCGTCAGAGACACCAGCACCCCCTGAAGAAGCAATGGTTAGGGTGTTAGCTGGATCATTATAAGTAAGGGTGATGTTAGCACCAGCAACCAACAGATTGTTTACACGATCATCAATGGTCTCATTAATTGAGGCTATAGAGGCAATTGACGCAGCTTCGGCTGCTGTAATGTGATAGCGTTCTGTACTATTACCACCCTGTAAACCAGTTAGGTTGTTGTGTGGAATACTATCCTGATTAATAATGCGTCTTACTTTCTCATACCAGTCAGTCCAGTTGCTGCTGGTAAAGGGCATATCAATTGGAGCTGGTGGTAGGATGTTTGCCATTATGTGTTTCTAATATGTAAACCAGTTTGTACCATTACTTGTAATTCGAATAACACCATATGCTGCGGTGCTAGTTAAAGACGTTGCCCCATCAAATGTTTTAGTGCTGCCACCCTCACGCTGAACCGAAAGAATATTACTATCACCTGTGGTTTTCTTAATAATATACTCACGTCCTGCTACACAATCAATGTCTCGCATAGTTAAGGAACGATTACCTCCAGAACAGTCAATTAAATAAATACTTTTGTATAAGCCGCTTGTTTGGTTTGAAGAGCTAACTGTGGCCCCACGCTGAAAACTACCTGTAGTTAGACGAGGTACAGTAATTGCACCAAGACCAATCTGTTCTTCAATAATCCCAAATGTAACCGCAGAGTCATACACAATAGGAGTAAATATACCTAAAAATGTATTACCTAACGCCACAATACGTTCAATGTTAACAGAACTGGCGTCTATGATGCGCCAGTATCGACTGTCGCGGCAAGTGTTGCTAATACAAACAAGTGCCTGTGCTCTATCACAGCGGATGGCAGTGTAACTGTCAAAATTAGGAGAAGAGCCGTGAGTAAAGAAATTACCTTGTACAGTAAAACTATATCCACGATTGTTTGGTCCTGTTTGTATGTTTATGTCAGCATAATCATGTGTGAGGTCGCTAGTAGCTTCTCTATAATTCCCCTCAAAGAAATTGTTAGATACCGTAGCCGAGGACACGTCATATAACCACAGACCATTTTTCCAGCAAATTTGGATAGCATTTGAAGAAATTTCAAGGGCTAGTGTTTCGTCACTTACGTTGCTACCGTTTAGATAAATACCATGTTGTTCTGACCAGTCAATGCGGTTACCGCTGATGCGGCCTGCCACAGCATTGTCCCACTGAATGTGATAGTTCAAAGCATAAATAAGATAGTTTTGATTAATCTCAAAAGCATAACTCTTTTCTGCCTGAATGCTAGTTTGGCATTGCGTGATAAAGCAGTCTTGAATGCTGCACTCACGGATGCAGTTTTCTGCATAAATACCAATGGTTGTAGTGCTAGCCCAGCTACCTTTAGAAAGAGTGCCAGAACGATTACCAATAATACCTAAATGCCGTAATTTAATCTGTGAGTATTCTCTTGAAGAATTACCCATTAACACAGCAATACCTGTATGTGTTGGTTTAATAATTGACGAGCTTTGTGAGGCACCTTCAAATGTAGTGCCTTCCCCTACTTGTAAAGGTGCAGATGTTTTATAAATACCTGCTGGTAAATACACAATACCAGTAACAACATCAACCTTAGTTGCAATAATACTAATTTTACTTTGTGCTACAAAAGTAAGAGCAGCTTGAATAGCAGCAGTATCATCAGCAACACCATCTCCTACCGCGTTATACGGAGGCAGTTTTACGTTTACAATTAATGTTTTGTATGTGTCTGTGTTGACATCATTTAACCAAGAAGAGGCAATTACAGTGCCCGGTACAAAAGTTGTATCTGCCATTTAAATTCCCATCACATTAAGGTCAAGTTCTAAACTAGTCATAAAGAACGGATAATTATCAGTGTATTTAATTCTAAAACTCCTTGAACGAAACCTACCACAATTACTCATAAAAGGACTATTGCTAAATACATTTATATATCTCTCAACAGACTCACTTCCAAAAGCCCAGTCATCATCTGACCAGGATATTGCTGCGAAGCTTGATCCTACGTTATTGTGGGTAGAAGATTCGAGTGAAAGTCTAGATAATACTTTCCAATTAAACGTACCAGCATTGTAGTTCTCTGTTGTATATTGGCAAATAAAAGTAGAATCATAATCACGATAGACATTAACGGCAAGCATAGCAATTGAGCTTTGGTTAGCTGTTACCATATATACAGCACCGTTATATGCTGTCCACACAGCTTCAATTTCTAAACCTAAAGTATTATCTGACCTACGCCACTCATACCATAGTTTTTCTTCAATGTCATAGACCCATGTGGTTCTATTATATGGGATACAATAAAAACTATGTCCATCAATTGAAATAGTATATCCGCTATAGTTTAGTAACAGAGGAGAAAGAGTATTTGCTGTTGCATCTAGTGTCTGTAATGTTCTGTCTACAACTGAAGTAGAAATACGATCAATCTTAAAACTATTTAGCATATATACACTAATGTTTAATGCGGCGTCTTGTCCTACAAAATACAGTGTATCACCAATTTGATTTAAACCTGTTACATACCCAATGTTACGGAAAGGAGAGTCATATCGCGCTAAAGGACTTCCTGTTTCAACAGCAGCATTGTAGAAATATTCAATAGAGTTTTTACCAAAGCAAACAATGTAGTTTTTAGTTTTACCTAAACACAATGTAAAATCCGCACTCATTTCTGTACTTAAAAATGAACCTGCTGTCCAAGCAAAAGGATCATCTACGTCAGAATTATAAATGTCTCCTGTGTTCTTTTTAATTACAAAGATGTAGCCATCAAGTTGAATGGGACATGGTTCATGTGGTGAAGGCAGGTCAGCGTCAACTACCTTAGTACAAGACAAAGCAACAAAGTTGTCAATCCACATATCAGTACCATCACTAATAATTACATACGCTGTATTATCAGATTTTAAGAATGAACAAAAGCCCACTTGTCCACTGCTTGTGCTTAATGTAGCAACTGTGCGTGGTACAACTGAGTTAGGAGGACAAGCATACACTTTGTTGTTTACTGCCCAATAGAAAGTGTTATTAGCACTCTCATAAAAGTAACCACGCATTTTATCTGTGGTTGTATTCTTGTTTAATGGAATCGTTGTAAGAGCTAATCCAGGCCGTTTCTTAAGCACAACCATACGCTCTTTATTTTCCTGGCTAACACGCTCGTAATACATGTTAACAATTTGACAATCGCGCTCTACATCAGGATTACCATTACGATAGGAAGGTAGACCATCAAACTTAATTGTAGCAGATTTGTATGTACTTACTTGTGGTGCATTTGTTCTAGCCATTACCAACGACTTTCTGGTTGAAAATAGTAACTACCGTCATCATCGCCATAAGACAGAGCAGCACCCCAATAGTTTGCAGCCTCCTGTTTAAGCTCTTGTCTATCCTGTGTAGGTACACCATATTCAGGAGCAAGGAGGACAGCTAAGCGATAGATGAGTGCTGTAGTCCAGTAGGAAGGAAAGTCTGGTGTGTTCCCTGAACTAAAGAAACCATCAAACTCTTTCTGATAGACAATGACAATTTCTTTGGTTGACACTGTAGTTGCATCTGAAGTAGGGGGCCATAATGAAATAGAGCCCCCTTGGATGCTAGGTGCAAATGTCCAGTTGACAGGAACACCTTTGTTATTTGTAGGAAGCTGATTAAAGTCGTACAATATTTTATTCTGTAGCTCATACGATGTGCCACCACCAATGTCCCGTAAAATAACCTGCGCAATCTTCATTGCATCAGATACAGCATACACTTGATTAGTAGTAGACAAAGCACGTGTCTCGCTTGTACGCTTCCACAGAGGCATTCCAGCTACGTTCGCAAGAGCAACTACTTCATTTAACACAGAAGCCCCTACAGTGTATTGTGCGACGCTTAAAGTGTTCCCTTCACCAGGAATACCAAACTTAGCAAAAGCTCTTTCAATGATGTTATCCCTGGTTTGTTCCCAGGAAGTATTTCCACTTGTTGCCATGTTTAGTTATCCTTTTAATTGTTTCACTATTGCGTAGCTTGGTGTATTCCTATCAGCAAGAGCACAATCAGCTTCGGCTGCATCAGCATATGCAGCAATGGCATATATGTAACATATGTTACGTTGTAGGTCTGTGGACTCTTCTCTCACGAAAGGAACACTAATTTTATCAGAGCGTACCCGTAAGAACTTTTGTGGATGATCAGCTTCCCAATCTTTGTCACACACCATAAGGTTGTCCCAACGCTTACGGATTTCTGTTGACTTGAATTTAAACCCACATACGTCGCAGTGAACATTCCAAGCACCAGAAATGTAGCTCATATTAGTGCTTAGGTAATGCGCGAATATCTGATTTAATTTCTTCAAACATACCACGAAGCTCACTCTTAAAGTCTTTAAAGTCTTCCTTATGTAGGTAATCTTGTTTAATTTGCTGAATGGCGCGTTTAACCTCAGATACATCATCCTCAACTTTGTCAATTGTGCGCTTCATAAACCAAACCCCTATACTCATTAAACCTACAACAATCCATTTAACAATCTCTGCTTCAGCCATTATTTCATATTAGGCCCCTTAAGGCCCATCCACAATCGCTCACCAAAGATAAAACCAAACGGCACACTAAC